ACCTATTTGTAAACTCGGATTCGCCATTATTGTATTGTATATGTTAATGATTCTGCCATCTCTGAATAAGATTCATAAAAATCAGTTCCTGCTGTACCTGTTAGTTGTATAAGTTGCATATCTGTTAATGCAGTATCATAGACTTGTAGTTGTTTTACTTTAGCAAACATTTCTTCTATATCATTACCTTTTGAAAATTTTAAAGTGTTTAATCCTACTGGAGATGTAATTCCTGTTTCAATATTTGTTTGAGAACCATTTACATAAAATTTTAGTGTGCCATTTCCCCAAGAAAGAGCAAATTTATTATTATTAGTTTGAGTAACTCCAGTTGCTCCCCAATTTATATTTTGTGTTATGCCACCTGACGCAACTTCACTAATAATATTTCCTGTAAATCTTGAGTAACCTATCCTAATTTCGTTGTTTGCACTTCCATCATTTAAAGATAATCTTCTATCAGTGTTGTCATCTGACAATGCAGCCATCTCTACAAACAAAACACCCTCACTATCATTAATTAAACTACCTATACCATCTCTTGTAAAGACATCTCCGTTTCTTGTAACTGAACTTCCTGATGTTGGTATGTATGATGTTGGGTAACTTCCTTCTTCTGACTGACCTCCCCATATAATTAGTTCATTTAATGTTGTAGAATAATCTCTAAAATCTATAGCATAGAAATTTAGACCACCTGTTGCAATCGCACCTGTCAATTCAAATCTTTGCCATTCTTCTGTAATTGTAAAAGTGTTATTAGTATTACCATGATAACTCATTAATTTTGCAGTACCTGTACCACTTACTGTTCTTGCATATATACTTCTTGAAGCAGTTGTTGAAGATTCATCTCTTGCAAATATACTTGTATTACCAATAACACCACTTACTTTTGTTGCAGTTAAAGTTCCATCAGGTGCTAATTGACCTGTTGTTAAAGTTGGTGGAGTACTACCACCTGTATCATATTGACTAAAATCCTCACTGTAAGTAACTGTATTAGTCCTCTGTGGCTCTGCTAATATATGTGGACAACCTCCTCCTGTGTAGTCTATACGAGGTACGTTGTTTCTGTCTACTTCTTTTACTGATATACTTGATATTGAGCCACTAAATGTTGCATTACCTAATAAATATAGAATTTCATTTGCTTTTGCAACACCTGTTTTAGTTCCTGATTCAGTAAATGTTAAAGCTGTTGATTGTGAACCTAAAACTACATTTAATTCTCCACCAACATTAATGCTATCAATTACAACAGTAACAGAATATGTTTTATCTGCAATTAATATACCTGTTTGTGATAGCTGTCCATTTCCTGATGATTGAGTTGCTTTTCCACCACTAATTGTCCAACCTGTACCTCTGTTCCAAACTGCATCAGGGTCAGCACAATCAAAACTACCACAACTAACTAACTCACTACCTAAAACCTCAGCATAATTTACTAAACCATTCTCATCTACTCTTGTAGCAGCAGTTGCTCTAGTAACATCCATATCTGATGCAGTCCATTCTTTTACTGATATATCATCTAAAGTCAATATATTAGAGGTAAGATTTGCAAAAAAAGAAATGTAACTAGAATAAGTAACATAAAAATCAAATGTAGTAGGAGTAGTAGTAACAGTTTGTTTTAAAGTAAAATTTGTTAAATCTCCTGAACAATTTAATAATGCAGTTCCTGTATTTGTTGAAGCTAATACTGATACTTTATAAAGTTTACCTACCACTACACCCATATAAATACCATTTAGCCTAATACCACCATTGCTAGTAATTCTAATACTACCATCATTAACTCCTGTTGATGGTGCAAAACTACCACCAAACGCACTTATCCAAGTATGTAAAGCAGAAGTATCGCTAAAATTTCCGTTAAGATTGTAATTAGTTATTTCTTCTGAACCCTCAGTAGGTACAGGTAAAACACCATACAAAGTTCCTGCCTTATATCCATTTGGAGTAACTACAATACTTACATCATCTAATAAACTCATGCTATATTATTTAATATTTTTAATTGTGCTTCTAAACAAGCCTTAGCTTCAAATACTCCACCATCAGCAATAACCCTTGCTTTAAAGGCATTAGCTTGTCTTTGAATAGGTGTAACCCCCTTGTTACTTGAAGGTAAAGATATTCCTAATGATAACTTCATTTCTTAGTTTTTGTATGCAATAGCTAAACCACTACTAAGTGTAATTGCAGTTACTTTACCGAACAAAGTCATTCCTGCATTTACATCTGTAAGTAAATTACTAGAACCTGTTGAATCAGTAATAGTAATAGCAGATATAACACTATCTTTTACAAAGTAAATAGCATAGTAATCTTTACCTGTTTGTGCAGCAGTTGTAAATATTTCTACTCCGTTTTGCTGACCTAATTGTTCATTTAATAAAACTTGTGTGTTTTTTATTCCCATTTTTTTTATTTATTTAACTAACATATATGTAATTCGTACCAGTAGGTGCAGAATGTTCTGTATATTGTACTTCTTCTGATCCTGATGCTTCTGCTACGTTTAATTTTCCTTTTTCTATACTTCCTTGTACTACTCCTTTATCTGATGCAGGAGGAGTTAATACTTGTGTTTCTGTTTTAGGTGCGTGGTTATCATCTAATGTTACTGTAGAATCTTGCCAAGACACCTCAAATATTTCATAAGTCCAATAACCACTAGGACTAAAATTTACTGTACCTGTATATACACTATTGACACCTGATAAAATTTCAACCTTTGTATATCTATCATTTACTGACTGTCCTTGTCCGTAAGCATAAACAACATTCTCAGACATATCATTTGTTAATTTAAACAAATATCTTATCTGCGAAGATGGTACACCAGTATCAATTCTTTTCTCCTCTGTCGTTACTATAAAAACTGCATTAGAACCTGTTGTTGCGTGTATCATAATTGTTTACTTACTATATAATAGAAAAAAGTCGTTTTTGTTTGATAAAAAAAAAGGACTACCGAAGTAGTCCCTTAAGAAATATGAAAACAATAGTTTACGAAGTTACTATGCTTTGATAAGTAAATGCAGAATTATCAAGAGGAGTTGTAGTATAGTCAGCTACTGTAACCATTGGATCTCTTTCCATACCATCAAAAGTCCAGTCGTAACCATTCATATCGCCAAATGCAGTTCCTGTTGCGTTAGTACCTGCGTTTAGTTCCATTCCATTCTCTAATCCTAAAGCTAATAACACATTATGTGAGTTAGCTGTTAATACTTCGTTTAATTCTAAGAAGATAACCAATCTATTAGAAGCTAATAGTTTTACTTGATTTTGATCTTCTTTTGTTAGTTTGTGTAGTTTGATATTAACTGATGGTGTATAAAATACAGTACCTGCCTCGCTGTTACCAGTAAGAGTCTCTGTGCAAGAAGCAGTACCCCTCTTTAAAGTGTATTTATATATGTCATCAGTATTACCTAAGTCAAAGTCAGTCAATTCTCCTGAAGCAGTTATATAAGAAGCTACTTCATCAAACTGTGCAAAGTAAATTGCTTTGATTCCACCAACTGTATCTCTACAAGTTATGTTTCTTCCTTTTGTTAAATTACAAGACATATTATTTTTTTTAAAGTTAAGGAAAGAGGGAAAACCCTCTCTCCGTTAAATCAGTTATTATGATTGACTAACTACGTCAGCACCAATTCCTACTTGAACACCTCCTGAGAACTTAGCAACAACTCTCATATTATCTGAACCATCAAGGTCAGTCATATCAAGCATTCTCATAGAAGCACCCATATCTGAAATTAAATCAGTTCCGAAGAAAAGATTAGAAGTTTCAGCAGCAACCATTTGATTGTCTGGCATACCCGGACAAGGTTGGATTGTAATACCTTCAAATACTGGAACGTAATCTCCGTTCATATTATAAGCATTAACATATCCTAATGTAGAAATAGCAGAAATATAGAATCTGTAAGTTTTCATATTCATATAGATTCTTAAATCATCTCTACCATATACGTTAGAAGGGATAGCTGCAACTAAACCTTGTAGGTTAGTTATAATGTTAGAAGCACTATAATTAGATGTTTTTGCATCAGCTACTACATTACCATTTACTGCAAAAGCACCTGTAGTACCTGTTAAAAAGCCCTCAAATTGTCCTGCTGTTGCATCAGCACCTGACCAAATAGAACCCTCTACTGAATCAGCAATTAATTCTCCAAAGTATGATAATACATACTGGTCAAAAGTTGGTGCAGTTCTATTAAAAGAACCTGCTTTCATTTCTTCTGCTTCCCAACCTGATAATAAAGTTTTTTTACAAAGGTCTACATTGATTTGTAAGTTTTTAGGAGTAAGTACTGATTCTGTTAAAGTTAAATCACCTGCACCAGTAAAATCACAAGTTGCATCAGCTACTAAGCTAGAACCTGCCATTTTTCTAATGTTCTCTTTATATTTAATATTTTCTAAGACAGTTAAACCCTCTAAGGATTTAGCTTCTTTTAAAGCAGCCGAAATATATTGTCCGAATGCTTTACCTGAATAGTTTGATGTTACGTTAAAAGCCATAATTTAATTTTTTATTTATTTGTTATGTTATATAATATTCTTTCTCTTTTAGTCATTTTAGATAAATCTCTTTGTGTAGTTTCTCTACCTAAAGCACTAAATTTATTTGTATCTACA